TGAGATTTATGTATCATATAACTAATCAATAAGGCTATAGGGGGCTGCCTTTAAAGCCCCCATTTTTAAATGGTGGTGGCAATGAAAATATATAAATTAACAGATAAGATAAAACTACGCATTGACGATATAGAGGTAACTATATCACCCTTATCAACAGTACAAAAGGCTGAGATACAGGGGTTAATGATGCAATCTTTTAACAATCCAGAAAACCTATTACCCTCTATGCAGGCTACTAACCTATGTGTTAAATATGGGGTTAAGGATATCAAAGGCGTTAAGGGCTTAGAGTATGAAAATGGTATTTTAACAGATGATAGTGTAGAGATGCTCGGTAATTGTAAGCTCTCTACTAAGTTATCACAGTGCTGTTTAAATCTTATACATGGTATTCCAGAGGTATTTAAAACAGAGCTAGGTGATAAGATCAAAGGGGTAGAGATAGTTAAAAAAGCCCCTGTAAAAAAAAAGAAGTCAGCCAAAACATCTTAATTGAGTGCATAGCTACTGAGATCTTTAAGCTTAGTCAGTTATCACATGCTGAGATAATACTTTTAAAGGGTAACTTCACTGAATTATACTATGTAAGATGTGCTGCATCAATAGATGAGTATATCAAAGCAGGCCACAGCCCTGATATAGCCATTAAAACAGTACAAAACCGTAATAAATGCAATGAATATGCTAAAGACGCAGTGCATGAGATAGATGATTTACTATTCCATACATGCGTGTGTAATTTTAATCACCCTTTAATGTCTTGGTTTATGGAGTGTGAGGAGGCTTTTAGTAAAGGGATACTGCCATATGAGGGAAGTTTATCAGAGCAACCTGCTAAGATAATGGAGGTAATCTACTTGCTACAGTCGCTTAAAATGGACTATAATATATATATGCAGAAAAAGCATGATAAGGGGTAGTAATGGCTGAAAAAATAGAGATAGACTTTGAGGTAGTAGCAAAGCAGGCCATAAAGGGTATTGATGACCTTAATAAACGAGTAGACAAGTTAGGTAAACAGACTAAAAAGAGCAGCTTGATACTAGCAGGCTTAGGTACTATAGGAATAGCAGGCGCTATACGTGGTATAGGTGGCGCTATTAAAGGTATGGTAGATGAGGCTGCTAAAATAGAGACTATGACAGCTAAATTCACTACTTTAACAGGCTCAGTAGAGAGCGCTAAAGAGTTAGTAGAGGATTTAACAGAGTTTACAGCTAAAACACCTTTTCAGCTTGAGGGCGTAGCTAATGCTACTAAAACATTGCTTGCATTTGGTACATCAACTAGAGATGTTAAGCCTTTATTGCAAGATTTAGGCGATATATCAGCAGCAGTTGGTACACCACTTAATGATCTAGCTTTAATATTCGGGCAAGTTCAAGCGGCTGGCAAGCTTACAGGTGAGAGATACTTACAACTTGCAGAGCGTGGCGTAGTGTTAAAAGACGTATTAGCTAAAGAGCTAGGTGTATCTGCCTCACAGGTGAGAGATGAGATAAGCAAGGGTACAATTACCTTTGATAGATTTAAGCAGGCTATAACCTCACTTAATGATGAGGGTGGGCTAGCGGCTGGTGGTATGGCTAGACAGGCCGAGACTCTAGACGGCCAGCTCAGCACTTTATCAGATAATATTAAGCTGATGGCAGCCCGTTTTGGAAATGTGTTACTGCCAGCTATTAAGGTAGTTACTCAAGCTATGACTGACTTTGTAACACCAGTAAAAGAAAAGACACCACTACAACAGGCTAAAGAGGAGTTAGAGGCTTTAAAAAGAGAGGCAGAAACAGGCTTTGATACTAAAGCGACAACATCAGGTTTTTTGGGCGCTGATGTAGTACCTAAAGCTAAGGCTCAGACTGAGCAGCTTATAATAGCCAAACAAGAGGAGATTGCACGCCTTGAGGTACTAGAAAAAGAGGCAGCAGAGCGTAAAAAAGAGACTGATGCAGCAGCAGACGCTGAGGCTCAGGCTAGGCGTGAGGAGGATGCCCGATTAAAAGAGGAGACTTTTATTAAGGGTGAGGAGGCACGCTATAAAAAGCAGCTTGAGGCTAATAAAAGGCGTCAAATACTACAACGTAAGTTTATGACTGAAAGCCAGCGTGAGCTTGACGATTGGAACAAACACCAGCTTACAGCAGAGGAAAAACTACAGCAGAATAAAGGAGCTATTATAGCTCAGGGCTTTAATGCAGTAGCAGCAATAGCTAAAGAGGGTGGGCGTGAGTCTTTTGGAATATGGAAAGCTGCAAGTTTAGCAGAGGCCACCATAGCAGGATACTTAGCAATTCAAAAAGCTCTGGCTAGTAGCCCCCCACCTTTTAATGTTATAGCAGCCTCAGCAGTAGGCGCATTAACAGCTTTACAGATTAGAGGCATAGCCCAGACTAAGCCACCTGCTTTTCAAGATGGTGGTATAGTCGGAGGTACTTCTTTTAGTGGTGACAACGTGACAGCACTAGTTAATAGTGGTGAGATGATTTTAAACAGACAACAGCAAGCAGAGTTATTTAACCAGGCAAATGGTGGCGGTGGTAATGGAGTTATTAACGCTATAAATAGATTAGGTGATAGAATAGCTAACATAGAGGTAGTGGTTATGGCAGATGACTATGAGATAGGGCGCAGTGTTAACAGGGCTGTATCTAATGGTTTAGTATTGGGGGCGGCTGCATGAGTACATTATTTTTAAGCAATAACTTAGGCGTTACTGATGCTGCAAGTTATACGGTAACTACAGGTACAGAAAACGCTCAATTCCCTTTATCTAACTTTAAAGATAACCATACAACTAAGGTTTTTAGATCAACAGGCAATACCTTAGAGTTTACTGTAGACATGGGTAGTCTAAATACAGTAGATACCTTTGCTTTAGTAGGCTCTAGCGTAGATGGTTTAGGTATTACAGCATGTAGTATTTACTTATCAGCTACTAATGATTTTACAGGCGCAGCAGAGCTAGTAGTAGCCTTATCAGATGCGTATAACTTTGGTTACAAGCAATTTACAAGTGGCTCTTATAGATATATGCGTATCTCACTAACAGGTAACGGCTCATACTGTGAGCTTAGTAATTTTTACATTGGTGAGGCTACAGAGTTTGCTAATAACGGAATAGAGCAGAGTAGTTTTAAATATACTAATACAGATAACTCTAAGATATCAAAAAACAAGTATGGTAGTAAGTTTATAAACAGCTATAATAGAATTAAAGTATTATCAGGTGCTATTAAAACTATGAATAGTGCAGAGTTTACAACTTTAAATAACATATATACCGAGCATGGGGTTAATACACCTATCTGGTTTATGGCAGATACTACAGAGGCTATAATAACAGATGGTGATTTTATCTTTAGTGGATACTTTTACTTTAACTTACAGCCAACATTCACTACTAGGTCAGGATTACTATTTGATAGTACGTTTGTACTAGAGGATAGTGTATAATGTACGTTATGTATGATATAATACCTAACGCTGGTATTACTCAAAAGATTAAGATAACTAAGACTATGAAAACCTCATCTATTAGATTAGGTTTAATCAAGGGTGGTACTGTAGATGGTGATGTAACACTAACTATATTAGATGGTGCAACTGAGCTAGCCAGTGCTACACGTACAGGTGCAGAATTTAACGCATTAGCTACTTATGCACATGGCTTTTTTTACTTTGATCTAAAGGTAGCTCTAGGTGTTTTAGACACTGAGTCAGACCATGAGTATACTTTAAAAGTAGTATATGATGGTACTGAGAGTGAGGTTAATTATATCGGGCTTAAAAAAGCTCACGAAAATAACACAGTTTTAGCATATGGCTCTAATCAAAGTGATGGTGTACCTATAAGTGATACTTTTGCACCTTATGAGATAGAGCTATACAGATGGAGTTAGTATGGCCTTTAAACTCGTTTTGTTCGATGATTCCTATACCAGTGAGACTACACCGACTACTACAGCTATTAGTGCTGATGGTTTTAGTACATACGCTGATGATGCAGCCTTTGTTAGCGCTAAAGGCTCAGCAGCAGCAGAGGGTGATGCTTACGCTAACACTACACTTAATGTTATTAGGTACTATGACGGTACAGCAT